GTGTTTATTACAAGCCATTAAAGCAAGTCCTGAACTAATAGATGCATCATGTTTGGTTCTATTATTAATATCAAATTTTGCCCAATCTTCTAGCGTTTTTTGAAAATATACATCTCCATAACCTGTTTCTTTTAAACCTACAAAATCATTTATATATGTTTCTATAGCAGAAGCGTGTGCTTGTTTTATATCCTCGCTTGAATTTGGTATCCCACCTAATTCTTTTTCTGTGACTGAAAGCTTATTATATTTTTTATCAGGTCTATTAATTGAATAACCTCTATAGCCTCTTCTTTTAAAATGATACAACAATCTTGGTTTATTATTTTCTACTAATATTGGCATACCATAAAAAATACAAGCCATCAATACATCTTCAAAAAATATTTCAGCTGTTTGAGGACGCGCTATATATTCTAAAAAAAAATGATTCGGAGGCACGTCTTCCATACTAAACTTTGTTAAGCCGTGAAGAGCGCCTTTCGATCCTCTGCCGTCTGTAGTGCCCGATATATCATAAGGATCACAGCCAAATGCTCCGCAATGCTCATTGCCAGGATAATTAGTACCATTTTTTATATATCTTTTATTTTGCAAGTTTAAAGGCGGAACCCAAGTTATTAAAAATCTGCCGTCTTTATTTGGCACAAATATTACTTTAGTATCTTTATGTCCGTTTTCCCATTGAAAACTTCCTTTTGTTACGTTAATTGAATTTTTAAGATCTTCATTAAAATCTATTTGCTGGTATATTTTAGTTAAATTAAATAAAGATTGTTTTGACTCATCTCTAAATGCATGTTTAGTTGTGCGCGGAAATTGTCTATAAAATTCATTTAAACCATCTTGATCGCTTTTTAATCCTTCAACTTCATTTTCCCAGTATTCTATTACACCTTGTCCTATTTTAATTCCGTAAGGGTCTTTAACTTCTTTTTTTGGTGTGTTGAATACAGGAAAGCCATAAGAATCAATGTATCCTTCGTAGTTCCATTCCATAGGTATGAACAAAGAATATAATCCTGAGCGAGTCTGTCCATTGGCGTTTCTTTCTGTAACATCTGAATCATTGTAAAGCTTTTTAAAATTATCGCCTCCTTTATCTAATGAGTTCGATGTTGATCCCATCATACATTTACCTATAACTCTGCTACCTAATCTAAGCGTGGTTTTCGTAACCCTCCAGTTATTTTGTATGTTGTTGGGCCTTTCCCATTTACCGCTTTCGTCGTGAACGAGGAGCTTGAGTTTCTCCCCATCATAGGAGTTGTCGCCGGTATTTTTCCAGTCAATGGTGGTGTCCAAGCCGGTAATTTCTTGTATTTTCGTATTGGCGTCAAGCTTTCTACGGGTAAATTTGGACGCTGGGACTCTATAGGCAAGTTCAGTCTTCGGTCTGTCCATACCGTCCTGTATCGGCTTGAAAAAGAAGGGATAGTTAACTGATATTGGGACAACTTTGTCAGTAAACATTTTCTTTGCATCGGGTCCAGATTTTGAAAGTATACCAAATCTAGCATCTGTAGATATTGTTGCCTGGTTAACGGTCTCCCCACTTGCCATAAACGAAAATCCGGATCTTCTATTCTTAAGATAACACATTCCGTAGGATCGATGGTCACACTTGCAAGCCTCCCAGAATATGTAGAATAATCTGTTTGATTCACGAAAGTCCGGCTGCCCGACATCAATCTTACTCCACTGCAGGTACATATAGTTAGTACCAGTAATGTAAGTAGGAATGCCTTTGTTAATAAACCAAAAGCCTTCATCGCGCCTTGTAAATTCTTTGTCAATATAGTCATACCATTTTTCTTTAAAATCTAACGGGTATTCTTCCCAGTCAAATACAGATTTAATTTTTTTTAATTCCTTAGGGTATTCTGAGTAAGTCCATTTATCGTTTTCAAACTCAACTACATCATTTTGTTTAGGTAAAGCTATTTTTAAATTTTGTATTTCATACACTTCACCTACTTCACCGGTTTTACTTATGACAATCATATCGTGATCTTCATTGTAACCGTATTCCCATTTTTTATACCTATTCATTCTTTTTAGAACTTTAGGTTTTATATGGTCTTTTAATATTTTATATAAAGTTTGCTTGTACATTACTTAGATCTTCCTTCAGCAAAACCTTTAAAAGACTTTTCTTCTTTTACTTCCTTAGGTTTATCGTTCAACAAGTCTTCCTCTGCTTCAATACGATTAAGTATTTCAAAGCAATCAAAAATTGCAAGCTTTTTAGTTGCTGCAGCATTTTTTAGCCTGTCAGCAGATATATCGTCATCTGAATCAACAATAGGTTCTTTCGCTACTTTTATTAATTCTTCAACAGCTATTTGACCAGCTAGGATTATACTCTTCTTCGTTTCCTTCGTGTTCATACTTAATTACAATATCATTTGATTTCATACAATATAGACGCTTACCTTCAATTAAAAATTCCCATTCACCATTAGGTTTATAACCTACTAAGTCTCCTGGGTTAATATTAAGCGCTTTTAAGAAGCTATTACCATATTTTAATATACCAATAAGGCTTTGCTCTTTTTCCAATGTTAAAGACTCTTTATCTTTTATCGGGGTTATAAAACATCTGTCATTAAATGAATGCCAACCTGTTTTATTTTTATATAAATATATTTGATCTGCTGCGCAGAAATATAAGTTATCTTTAAACCAAGATCTACTTTTTTTCTTATTGCCTCTCATATCATAAAACGTTCTAAATACGTTTTGATGAATAACAATCGTATCCCCTGTTTTTATTCCTGTACTAAAAGCTTTTGGCGTTTCTAAAACTTTAGCTAATCTATTTACAAATTTAAAATCTTCTATACCTGTATTTACAATTAACTGTTTATCACCGATTTTAATTTTATTACTGTATTCTTCGCCTAGCGGTTCTACAATAAAATCATACACACTTTTCATTAATACTCTAAATCATACTCAACAGAGATTGCCATGTTAGAATTAAATTTCTTCCACGGCATAACCTCGTTGTTTTTTTTAATATGAATATTATAAGAACTATCTGATTCGTCTAAAAGTATATGCGATATTTCATGACCGCCATAAACTTGCTGACCTACAGAGTAATGCATAGCATCGTTTTTATAGTCTGAACCAATACTTATTTTTCTTACAATAGAAGACATTACTTTTCTACTTTAAGATCAGCTTCTTCTTCCTCTTGAATTTCAGTATATTCACCTGTTTTTAGGTCAATAGATATTTTACCGTATTCTTTTTCAAGTTCTTGCTTGTGCTCTTCAAGGTCTTTATTAACATCAGCCACCCTGTGAAGCAGCGCGTGTTTTTGAGTTTCTAAAGCTCCGATGTTATTTAATATTGAAGTTAATTCTTCTTGGTGTTTTACAACTTTTTCTAGTTGTTTTTCTGTAATTTTTGACATTTGATTTAATTTAATTGTTTTACATTAATATAGTTACGTCTTTTTTAGCAAATCTACTATACAGGTAGCTCTTCATATCCATCTGCATAATCAGCAGGTAAATACGATTCCATGCCGCTTACTTGCTCGGCGCTACATTCGTCTTTATAAAAGTCGTTACCTAATAACCAAAGAAAGTGATCTTTTAAACATTGCAGCTTTTCTTCTGTAGTTTCAGAATCTGCAGCTTCTGCTAGCTGACCATCTACTTGACTTGTAATAACAGCTTTGTGGCTATCTGGTGTGTTCTCTGATGTAATTACGTTTTTGTACATTTTAATTTATTTATTGTTTTAATAATTCAATTTCTGCTTTTAATTCTTTTATAGCTTGTACTAATACTGGGACTAGCTTTCCATAGCTTAATTCAAGTCTTTCTGGGTTTTCGTCATATACTAATCTTAAGGTATCGTTATCTAACTCCTTAACCTCTTGTGCTATAAACCCAAAGTCTTTTTTACCTTTATTAGCTGAATAAAACTCTACTTCTGTTTCGTTTCCGTCTTTGTCAATTTCAGTTTTTATTTCAGCTCTGTTATTCCAAACAAACTCTCTAGGCTGTAAAGCATCTATAAACGCTAATCCGTAAGTAATATCTTTTATGTCAGACTTGTCTCTTTCGTCTGATATTGATGTTATAGATGTAACTGCGCAACGTAAAGCTGTAATACTAGAATTACCTAAAGTTATTTCATTACTAACACTTGTAGAAGACAAGCTTGAACTTCCGCCAATAACAATATTATTACTTCCAGTTAAAGTGTCGCTTGTGTGAATATCCGCACCTATTGCTACAATATCAGATCCAGTATTTGCGCCATTTGCTAGACATTGATATCCTATTGCAACAAATTTTGATGCAGTAGTTGAATTTTGAAAACAAGACCCACCTATTGCCGTGTTTAAAGCACCAGAAGCTCCGCTATTATCGCCTCGACCAGTTCCACTTCCAACAAATGTGTTTATATTTGAATTATAATATCTTCCAGACTCATAACCCATAAAAGTGTTACCAAACCTTGCCGATCCAACTGCCTCGCCAGCATATGAGCCAACCATTGTACTTCTATTTAAAGAACTTGCAACAGTGTAACCAGCTCTATAACCTATTAAAACGCCATCGCTTCCGACATTTGAATATCCAGCTTCGTAACCAATATAAACACCTCTATCACCAGTTAAATTAGTGTAACCAGCTTGGTAACCTACGTTTGTATTTTCAGTTCCAGAAGTATTTGACCTACCAGCTTCATAGCCTACGCTTACAGTGCCGTCAACTGTGTTGTCTCTTGAAGCATTACGTCCTATTAATACAGTATTACTTCCAGTATTTGAAAATCCAGTGTAAGGTCCTATCATTGTGTTACTTGAACAGCCTGACCCAATGCTTCTACCAGATTGGAAACCTATTGCAACATTATCATTTCCAGTGCTATATGCTCTTAAAGCGCCCCAACCAATTCCAACACTACCAGTACCATTGTTTGTTCCAGAGCCTTGACCAGCTAAAGCACCCACAAAAACACCTGTATTTCCAGTTCCATTCTTACCAGCTTCATAGCCTAGACAAACTCTATTAGTTCCTGTTGTATTACTATAACCAGCTTGATACCCTAGATTTGTGTTTTCAGTTCCAGAAGT